ACTAGAGCAGGTACAGTCACGACAAATGCTCAGCCCAATATTACCTCAGTTGGTACACTAGGAAATCTAGTTGTATCTGGTTCATTGACAGTAGGCGGGTCGCCTATTGTTAAGCTGAGTGATTACGAATCAGGCTTTGGTTGGACAAGATTGCCAAACGGACTATTGATACAGTATGGTACAGCATATGCGACAAGACAGACCTATACTACAATTACCTATCCTACTTCGTTTACTAGCTATTCTACTGCGGTAGCAAGTGGTTCTACTCAGTCTTCGGCTGACGGATCACAGGGTAGTGTAGGCGTAACGTCGGCTGGGGCATCTTCATTTACCGTATATGTAAGCACAGACTCCGGCGGCTCAGCAGTATTTTTCAACTGGATAGCGATAGGATATTAATCGATGACAATATATTATAGCCCTAGTAAAGAAGGATTTTATGATACGTCGGTAATCTCGTATCCATCCCTTCCTGAGGATTGTGTACAGGTTACTAGCTCACAGCGTAAAATATTCATTGAAGAAATGAACAATAAAAATAAGAGATTAGTAGTAGTCGAAGGAAAACTGAGACTAGAAGATAGACCTGTTGTTGTAACGTGGCAATCGATCAGAGATAAGCGAAATAGCCTGTTAAACGATAGTGATTTTACTCAGATTGCGGACTATAATGGAAATAAAGAAGCTTGGGCACAATATAGACAAGCACTAAGAGATATTCCGCAAACTTTTTCTGATCCTTACGATGTAGTTTGGCCGATCAGACCCATTAGTTAATCAGAACATATAATATATTAAGATAAATAAATTTAACGGAGAGATTTAGAAATGGCATATACGATTGTAAAGAGTGATGGTACTGTATTGACTACCATTGCTGATGGTACAATAAACACTACGAGCACCTCGCTCGGCTTGCCCGGTAGAAATTATACCGGTTACGGTCAAGTATTGGACACAGATATTGTACATCTTCTAGAAAATTTTGCTGACTCGACCCCTCCTTCGTATCCTCTAAGAGGTCAGCTTTGGTATAACACTAACGATTCTACATTGTACGTATGCCCAACAGACGGCGAATCAAACGCATTAGCCTGGTTATCTCTCACTTCAACATCTTCTGGCGGTACTACTTCATTCGGTTCGGTAACTGTTTCTGGAAATCTACAGGCTAACAACATTACTGCTACAAACTCTGTATCAGCTAACTCAATTACTACTGCGTATCTAACCGTATCAGCAAATGCTAACATTGCCGACGCAAATGTTACTACAGCTAATATCGGTACACTAACTACTACAGCAATCACAACTGGTTCACAGTCAACAAACGGTACACTTACTGGTGTATGGACTGCGAACGGTGCGGGTACAGCAAATGGTGTTGCTGGAACAAGCTTCTATGTGACTGGTGGTAACTTAGTAATCGCAAACACATCTAGCCGCGGTCTTGTTGCTGACAACTTCTATTATTCAAATGGTAGCCCCATTTCGTTTGCTGGTACATACAGTAACAGTAACGTTGCTTCATACTTGCCCACATACAACGGCAATATCTTGACAGTTCAGACACAGGCAACTGTTATCACAACCGGCGCAAACTCAACAGCAGGTACACTAACAGGTAACTGGACACTAACTGCTGGTTCAAGACTACAAGCTACTTACGCTGACTTGGCAGAGCGTTTTGCTGCCGATGAAACCTATGATCCAGGCACAGTTGTACAGCTTGGTGGTAGAAAAGAAATTACTAAGGTTCAATACGAACTTTCAGAAGACGTATTCGGTGTTATCTCAAACACTGCTGCTATGATTATGAATGGAGCAGCAGGCGATGACTTGACTCACCCTCCAGTAGCTATCTCTGGTAGAGTAGAAGTTAAAGTGATCGGTAAGGTTAAGAAGGGTGACCGTCTAGTCAGTGCTGGTGAAGGTATCGCTCGTTCTGCCCAAGCAGGAGAAGCAACACCATTCAATACTATTGGTAGAGCATTAGAAGACAAGACGGATGAAGGCGTCGGCTACGTTGAATCATTCGTAACAATTAAGTAAAGGGTTATAGATGACTTACGCACAATTCGGCACCGTCCAAGCAACTGACTTTAATACACTGGTGGGAGGTAACCCTACCACAACTGCTAACACATTGAACGCAACTTGGGCAACAGGCGGCGGTTCAGCCGGATATGGGCAAACTGCGGTAGCAAACGTTGCTGCTGGCCAGTCAGTAGCCGCTACCAGCCAATGGGCATCATTAGTAACAAGCACCGCAAGCGCAGCAAGTCACCAGGGCTCAAGCATCACCTCAGTATCGACTCCAGTAGCCGGCGGCACGATCACTTTCGTATCAGCTATCCCAACTAACTTACAAACAATTTATAGTAACCGTTTAAACGCTGCTACACAAGGTTCAACCAGCTCTAACACAGTAACAACAGCTACAACATGGAGCGATAGAGCCACCTGGACTCACACTGCTACATTCGCAAACGGAGACGCAGCACGTTATTTCTTCAATTCGGGCGGACAGCTTAAGGTTACAATGAGCCACCCATCAGGCACAGGTATTAACCTATTGTTGAATAACTTGGCTAGTAACGTAGGAACAGTTGTAATGTCTGCTCCTTCTTCTGGTGCTATCACAGTTGTAGGTACTAGCTATAACGGAATCACAAGAGTCGGTGGTGGCGGCAACAGCCCTACTATTTCTCAGAACAGTGGTTATTACGCAATGACCACATCAAATGCTAACGTATACTATCAGACAGCAAGCACCGGACCTTCTGGCTATTTGGGCACTAACGTCAACATCTTTATCAAGAGTAACGGTACTCAGGGTTCTAACGGTGATGCTGGATCAGTAATCACTATCTACACAGTTTGGGACGAAATTCCAAACGGCCTCGTAGTATCAAGTGGTTCTGCTGTTACAGTTACAGCACAGGCCCCAGAGACAACTAACCTAGCTAATGCTTGGGGTACTATCACATTAGCTGGCTCAGTCTCAGTAATCTAATTTTTTAATCACCTATATAGTATCCATCTAAATACACTTAGGAGTATATGATGGATACTAAAGTTTTAATCGCCGAAGCAAAAGCTAGATTTAACCACAATTCGGCTAAAGATTATCTCAAAGAAAAGTATGACGCTAAGCTATTAGTAGCTGATCAGGGAGGTCTTTGGAAGGCCGACCAACAGACCATTACATTTTTATCAGTAATGATTAACGACTATGACGATAAGGTTGTTCTTATGGATACCTTTGACAACCCAGTATTAGTAGATCGTAGCGAGTTATTATCTAAATTAAAAGAAGTTTACCGTAGTGTTATGGCTGAATGGTATAACGAATGGAAAGAACTAGAAAGTAAGCGATGACCCGCGGCGTAATACTATTTGCCTTTAATAGCCCCAAATATAATTACTATGAAATGGCCAAATACACGAGAAAGCGTGTTGAGCATTTCTTAAAGTTACCTGTTACTCTAGTAACAGATGACGAATCTATGCCTGTTGGCGAGCTATCTGAGTGGGATAAAGTAATCAAGATCACCCCAGATAAAGATAACTTCCGTGATTGGGGCATGTGGATTAACAAAGGCAGATATCAAGCATATGAATTTAGTCCCTATGACGAAACACTTTTGCTTGACGTTGACTATGTGGTGAACAGCGATAAGCTACTTAAAATTTTTGATTTCTATGATGATTTTTGCTGCCACAATAAAACTGACTATCTGATGCAGGCTGGCGCTCCACAAGAATTGCTTAGCTCGTATAGCTATGAAACATTGTGGGCTACTGTAGTTGCGTTTAAGAAGACAGATCGGGCAAAGCAAATCTTCCAAGCACTAGAAATGGTTCAAAGAAACTATGAGCATTATGGAAATATCCATAGCTTTGTGGGCGGTGTGTACCGAAACGACTATGCTCTTACACTAGCTCTTAAGATTGTCAATGGACACAGCGATAACAAGAGAGACTATATCCCTTGGAATCTAATTCACGTAGGTAAGAACACTCAAATAGAAAAAGTCAATGATGACATGTTTGATACTGAATTCAAGATCAAGTTTGACAATTGGAAAAAGGGAAAGATTAGAAAAGAGTATATCAACATCAAAGACATGGACTTCCACGTTATGAACAAAGAACTTTACGAGGAAATCATCAATGGATAAGGGCTTTGTAATTATGGCTCAAGGCGCAGACTATGAAAAGTGCGCCAAAGCATTAGAACACAACATCAAGACTTTGATGCCCGACAGTAATGTAACTATTATTACTACTGAAATGCTACCATACGGCGATCAAGCTCCCGATACGCTTTGGAAATTACAAAACGATTGGCAAGTGTATGAAGCAAGCCCATATGAATATACTATCAAGCTAGAATCAGACATGTATCTACCAAGATCAATTGAATATTGGTGGGATGTTTTAAAGGATAGGGATGTAGTTGTTAACACTAAAGTAAGAAACTTTAAGCAAGAACTTACTGACATTAAGGCATATCGTAACTTTATTACTGATAACAACTTGCCCGATACATACAACGCAATTACATATTTTAAGAAAAGCGACTTAGCAGACAAATTCTTTAAGATTGTAAGAGACGTATTTGAGAATTGGAATCAGTATAAAGCTATCTTCAAGTGTAATGTTGACGAACCTGCCACTACAGACTGGGCATATGCTATAGCCTGTCATATATTGGGAGTAGAAAATACTACACTCCCGCAATTCAATGACTTGTCAATGGTACACATGAAAAGATTTATTAATGGATTGCCCACAGAAGATTGGACAGACGCATTTATTCACGAATTGTTGCCGCACTCGTTTAGAATTAATACGATTGCTCAGCAATATCCAGTACACTATCATATTAAATCTTTTGCTAACAAGATACTAGAGGCACAAAATGGCAGATGATACAGAAGAATATGTAATTACGTGGGAAGCCCCAGTAATTGAAAAGCCAGAGTTTCGCCTTTACTATGATGATAAGGGTAATGTAATAACATATACCTGTGAGAAGCTAGAAGGCAACTACATTGTAGTGGACGGACTAACATTTGCCGAAGCAAGACCTGACGTTCATGTTATCGACGGTAAGTTGATCAAAGCATTTAGTGGGGCAGTTATTTCTAAGCTGTATAAGAGTGACGAAGGCATTCTATGTGAAGTAGAAGATGTAAGCATTGTCACTGAAACAAATGGACAATATTGGAAGCTGAAAACGGTTAGCTTATAATTTATAGGGGGCATATTCTCCCTATAAATATGAGCATGGACGACATTATTGATATCGCAGATTTAGACTGCATTTACCTAAGCTACGACGAACCTCAAAAAGAAGAATTCTGGCTCAAGATCAAAAACATGGTGCCATGGGCAAAGCGTGTCGATGGAGTGAAGGGCTCCGACGCAGCGCACAAGGCGGCCGGTGAAATGAGCGACACAGAACGTTTCATTCTTATTGATGGCGATAATATGCCAGATGAGGATTTCTTCAATCTACAATTAGATTTCACAGGATTAGACGAGAATTATAAATTAGCGCAGTATCGTTGGAGAGCAGTTAATGCTATCAATGGGCTACGCTATGGCAACGGCGGAATGTCGTCCTGGACAAAAACATACGTTGCCAATATGAAGACCCATGAAAGTAGCGACGGCAGTGACACTACTGCTGTTGACTTCTGTATGGATTCTTCTGATAATCTATACTGGGCCATGCATGATTGCTACTCTACTACGTATCCTAACTACACTCCCTTCCAAGCGTGGAGAGCAGGATTCCGCGAAGGTGTCAAGATGGTACTTGATCGGGGTGCTAGGCCCAGTATAGATGACTTCAAAGAACGTGTTGCTAATCGTAACTTAAACAATCTTACTATCTGGCACAATGTGGGCATGGATGTTGATAATGGGGTTTGGGCTATCTATGGCGCCAGACTTGGTACATACATGACTATGCTTACTGATTGGGATTATAGAGACGTTGCGGACTTTGACAATTTCCCCGTTCTTTGGGAAGATTATAAAAATAACAATCCTGAACTTGAAAATGAAAGCTTGGCGGCGGAATTAGAAAACAAATTGGGTCTTCCAGTGTGCGTATTAAGTCCAGAGCAGAGCAAGTTCTTTAAGCGTCACTATAACGCAGACAAATATAACATGGGTCCATTAGTAAAAGAAATGGATGTAATTAGAAAAATTGAGGGCTGGTAATGACACAGTTAGAATATCTCAAAGAGAACGCAGAAACTACTAGAGAGTTTCCAGATGGTAAATTTACCATGTACAGACTCAAAGAAGGCATTGCAGTCTATAATAATCACAATGACAAATATCTTTGGTATACGGATCCACAACCCAGATGAGCGAATCAGAAACCGACAGAATCAAAAGAATTCGTGATTACATTAACGTAGACGCAACACCAACGTTCTGTTTGGCTAAGTGGCATCACGTTACGATGTATCTACAGTCGGGTGAAACACATAGCTGCTATCACCCTGCCCCGCACAAGATTCCACTAAGTGAGTTGAAGGATAATCCCTCAGCATTACACAATACCATGCATAAGAAGCTAGAGCGTAAAGAAATGCTTGAGGGCAAGAAGCCTAGTGGTTGTCAATATTGCTGGAACATTGAAGCAATGGGCCCTGACTATATTAGCGATAGACATATTCGCAACAGTAGTATTTTTACAGAGGAACGATATGAGCAAACTGCGAAGGGCCCCTGGGACCAGAATATCAACCCAGAATATTTGGAAATCAATTTTGGTAATGAGTGTAATTTTAAATGCGGCTATTGCCATCCGAAATATAGTACAAGATTCTACAAAGAAATAGAAGACTTTGGTCCTGTTACAAGCGTAAAGAATCACCGCTGTGACGTTGACTGGATGAAACTATTTCAGCGTGAAGAAGAAAACCCATATGTTGACGCATTCTGGGAATGGTGGCCTGAACTACGCAAGACATTAAACATCATGCGTGTTACTGGCGGCGAACCTACATTACACAAAAGTACTTGGACACTATTAGACAAGATCGATGAAGATCCTATGCCCTGGCTTGAGCTTAACGTGAATAGCAACTTGGGCACTAAGAACATTCTTATTGAAAGATTAGCTCATAAAGTTCGTAAGCTTTATGATGAGAAGAAAATCAGAATGTTTAAGTTGTTTACTAGCATGGACACATGGGGCGAACGTGCTGAATACATTCGCACTGGCCTTGATTTAGAATTGTGGGAAAAGAATTTCCACACTTATTTGACTATCAGTGGCGCCCCTATTACGTTTATGATCACGTTTAATATCTTCTCAGTGACTACATTCAAGAGCTTGTTAGAAAAGTTCTTAGAGTGGCGCAAGCAATATGGCTGGGACGAAGAACGTAAGCAGCATATCATTCGCTTTGACACTCCATATCTACGTGACCCTATTCAATATGATATGAACATTCTTCCTAAAGAACAGTTCATGCCATATATGTATGAGTCATTGAAGTTTATGGAAGACAACTTGGACGACAATAGAGCAGATGCTTTCAGCACGATTGAATATGAAAAGTTCAAGCGTGTAGTTGACTATATGGCTGAAACAGTGTATAGTGAAGAAAAGCTTATTGAAGGTCGTAGAGACTTTTATAACTGGTTCAATGAACTAGACGATAGACGAGAAACAGATATGCTTTCTGTTTTTCCAGAAATGATGGAATTTTATAGATTATGTCAGGAAGTGAATCTAACAAACCCTTTAAGCACCTAACCAAGCAAGAATTGTTTAGGGACAGTAAGGTATTTTGTCCATTGCCATGGACACATTTACACGTAACGCCGTTCGGTGCTGCCGCTCCATGCTGTATTGGAGAATCATGTAGCACTAGAGAGGGTATGGGTGACGCAACTAAATCAAGTTTAATGGAACTAGTCAACAGCGATCAAATGAAGCAGCTTAGACTAGACATGCTCAATGGCACTAAGAACAATGAATGTATCAAGTGCTATGAACATGAAGAACAGGGAATACAAAGCTGGCGCAGAGGAGTCATGGATAGGTACCCTGACGTTCATAATGACGCTATCAATACTAATAGCGACGGCTCATTGGATGATTTTACTATGCGCTATTATGACATGCGTTTTAGTAATATTTGTAACTTTAAGTGCCGAACTTGCGGACAAGAATATAGCAGTCAATGGGAGCAAGAAAATCTTAGAACTAATGTAGACTGGGCATATACATTACCAAAAAACAATAACTCACAGTTACTACAAGATGTTATTGATAAAATTGATGGTATGGAACATGCTTACTTTGCTGGCGGCGAACCATTAATTATGGAAGAACACTATATTGTT